GGCTCTGCGCCGTGTTCGCAAAAAACGTTTGTGGATGAAATTTAAATTCAAACTCAATCTTCTGTCGGTGACACGCACACACTGGAAAGTACGGACGATTCGGCTGATTCGTCTCGTACTCATCCACGGCGTACTTGCGCGCGAAGAAAAAGTTCAAGGGTACGACGACTTCCGACGCGTACTCGGCGTAGTTATTCGACACATCCGAGGTGTCGAAGGCTAAAGACCGGTTCAAAAGAAAGCGGTTGGCCACTTTCTCAGACATCTCGGTGTACATCTCGTCGTAAATAATACCCCAATCCCCCCAAAACGTCTCCACCTCGAGTTCGTCCACGAACATTTTCACGTATTCAAAGATGTGTCTTCCCACCTGGTCGGCGTAGTTCCCACCCACCTCGAGCGCGGGAAGGGTCAGACTCACGTACATGTTCGCGAGATAATCACCCATGTTCGTTCGCGGGTCGTACTGCACTTTGATGGTTTCCCCGAACGGCCACGACGCCTGTCGGTTCGACGGGGCCACGATGGTTCGACTTCGGTGAAACTTGCGAAATTCAGAATGACGTTGGATGTCGTAATTAAAAAAACTCTCCTCTGGGTTTTTGGAAAGCAGGTACGTGTCCTGTTTCCCGATGGCGCTGAGTGCAACGTGCGCAGCTTCGCCCATGCTTACTTTACGCGTACAATTTTTTGAGGTCGTTCTGCCACATCTGGACGTGTGTGATTTTCTTGAGTTCTGCGAGGTCGTACGCAGCCTGTGCGGCTTCCTGCATCAACTGGTCCACCGCCTCTTCGGTGTACTGATACGTGCGAATGTTCATGAGGTAGTCGTACTTGCCGTCTATCATGGGAAACGTGTGTAACATCTCTCGTTCGAGTTCCGCGCGTTTACGCTTGAACACGCGAAGTTGTCCATCGACGACCATTTTCACGAACAGCGCTTTGTGGGTACATATGCGCGCGCGCTGTTCGTATTCTTTGATGAGGTGTTCTTTCCGTCGCACGTAGTAGTCCATGCGGATGTACACAAAGTCGGACAGGATTTCTTCCGCGTTCTCGTACCGATAGATGCCCTTGATGGGGTGGAACAAGTGCATGTTGGACGTGTGAATGATTCGACGTAATTTGAAATCTTTGATGGGGTCCAGACCGGTGTATCCACTCACGGTGAAGTGCACGTCTTCGATCGTGCTTCGATTGGTGTATCCTGTGATGACTTTTTTCTCCACGAGTTCATCGAGGTATTCTTTGAAATCTTGCGTCCAACGTCCGGGTGGGAGTTCCGTGATGACGCCGTCCGCAAAGATACCTTCGGCTACCCACGTCGTCCCATCGCGAGTCATCGTGCCCTTGAATCCACGAAAATACGGTGTCATGACTTTCATGGGTTGACCACACAGCACTCGTTCGATGTTTGCCACGATATCTTTCGGGTCGTACGGGGGTACGAAACAACTGAATCCAGTGCCGATGCCTTCGGTGCCGTTCACGAGAACCATGGGTATGACTGGCACGTAAAACTCCGGTTCGATGGCTCGGCCGTCGTCCTCTAAATACGTCAGCACGGGTTCGTCCAGGGGGTGGAACAATTGGCGCGTCTCCGGTGCCAACTTTGTGAAAATGTACCTCGTCTGAGACGCATCTTTCCCTCCCATGAGACGCGTGCCGAACTGCCCACACGGCGCGAGGAGATTGACGTTGTTCGAACCCACGTAGTCGTTCGCCAACTTCACGATGGTGTCCGCCAAAGACACCTCACCGTGGTGATACGCACTCTTCTCAGCCACGTACGCCGCCAGTTGCGCCACCTTCATCTCCTCCTTCAGGTTCTTGTGAAAACACGCGAAGAGTACTTTCCGTTGGGATGGTTTCAGCCCGTCCACGACGTGCGCGATCGAACGTTTCAAGTCCGCCAGGCTGAAGTTCACCAGGTCTTTGTGCACGAACTCACTGATGGTGATGCGTTGGATGTCACCGTATGGGATTTCGAGTTTTTTTGACGACGTCTCGAGGAGCCACGTCTTTCGCTCGTCCGCCTTTTTCTTGTCGAACGCCAACGACATGGATGCATCGGTCATGACGTCGACGTCGAATTTCACAACCAACTTTTCAATGTTTTTGAAATATTCACGAGCTTCCTGAGACGTCGAGGTTCCGAGACCTTTGTAATATTTGATTTTCCAGTCACCACCGCCTCGATGCCACGCACGAAACGCACTCTCGGTGTAGAAACTCAACGTCTGTTTTCCCTTTGTAGCCTTGATGATCGGGGTCACCATGCTCTCCACAAAGTTCAACTTCAAAAGGGACGGCCAAAAGTAATGAAACATGTTCAAAATCAAACCTTTGATGTGCGAGCCGTCGTTATCGGCGTCGGTCATGATGAGCAAACGTCCATAGCGAAGGTCTTTGGTGTCGTTGTACTGCTTGCCTTGTTGTAATCCAAGGATTTTCTTCAGGTCCGAGAACTCTTGATTCTCCGTCAGTGTCTTGACCGAGGCATCTCGAACGTTTTTACACTTTCCACGAAGTGGGAACACACCGAAATATTCCCTCCCAACAACGGAGAGCCCGGCCACGGCCAGCGTCTTCGCGGAGTCCCCTTCGGTGACGATGAGCACGCACTGATGGGATTTAGCGGTGCCCGCTTTATTCGCGTCGTCCAGTTTCGGAATTCCAGTGATTTTGGATTTCTTGGTACCCGCGTCGGTTTTTTTGAGTTGTTGCATCTCTTTGTATTTCGAAAGCGTTTGGAGTTCATCTTGAATCCCCGAACGGAGGGCGGCTTTGATGAATGTCTGCGGAGGTTCGAAACGACTTCCAAAATCACTCACCTTGGACGTGCACTCGGATTTCACTTGAGATGAAAACGTCGGGTTCTCGAGCGTGGCCTTGACGAAGATGAAAAAAGTGTTCTTGACTTGTTGTGGCTTCAAGTTGAATTTCGTGCCCATGGCGGCCACGATTTGTGACGCCACGTGCTCGACGTGCGAGCCCCCGTGCATGGTACATATGCCGTTCACGAACGACACCTGTTCGAATCCATCCTGCGAGGGGGCGATGCACACGGACCAACGATCGGACGACGTGCTCACGATGGCGTCCGTCTGCGTGTACATCATGGCGTACTTCTCGAACGTCATCTTGCCCAAGGGTTCACCCTGAAATTTTACTTTACAGTTCGTGGACGTGCACGCGTTGCAATCCCACACACGTTTCTTAAATATCTCGTACACGTCATTCGTCATCGATGTCATCTTAAAGAGTTTCCAATCAGGAATGAACGTCACCGTGACCACGGAGGTTGCCCCTGTAAATTTTTTAATTTTAGGGGGATGACATCGTGTCATATTATCGTCCCAACTCTGCGTGTACACGAGTTTGTTCTCACCATCTTTAATCGTGATTTCAAAGTGGGACGAATATATGTTTGCCAGCTTGGCACCGTACCCGTTCCGACCCCCAACGATGCGCTTCTGCGTGTCGTCGTAGTTCGTACTCGTGAGGAGGTGACCAAACGTGAGCTCCGGGTTCCACACACCTTCCGTGGGATGTTCTCGCACGGCAATGCCCCCGAGTGGACCGTTGTTCGAGATGCTCACGGCACCCGTGGTCTTGTTGACGTCGACCACGATCGAAGTCACCCCCTTCGGGAACAGGCTGTTCCGATCGATCGCGTTGACCAGGATTTCGTCGAAAATTTTCAGCAGTGCTGGACTGTACTGCACGGACTTTTTCACGAATACGTCACCATCGAGGACCCACTGCGGTTCCCTCGTCGGATCCACGGGACCGACGTAGCTGTCGGGACGTTTGAGAATGTGTTCGATGTGTGTGAGTTTTTGCACGAACTCACTCATGGCGCGTCAGATTCTGACGGGTACATGAACGCCTTCATCTCTTCAATCCATTTCGTGAGTGACTCACTGGAAATACTTTGGGATACGCGAGGCACAATACGACGTTTTCCGATTTCCCTATCACGTATGGCACCTATACCGAGCGGTTTATACCGCATGAAACAATCGACACAGACTCGGCGTAAGCGCTTATTGATGAATTTATAGTACATCAGGTTCATGAATAGGGGAATGGGATTATATATGTATCGATAGTGCGAATACGCCATGTACTCGTATTCGTTCTCGACGAGCACGCACACCCCCACGGGATTGTCGCACAAGAAACAACAGTATTTCCACTCGATGATCATTATTACATTATTAATTCATGATTTCCTTAAAAGATACGAGGGCGATGTCGTGTGATTCAAAAATATCCACCAAGTCTTCCCACGAACACGACTCGACCTCGCACTTATCCACCACAAGGGCGTACCTGTGAGACGCGTCGTCTTCGTCGGGAATTTTCCGTTCAATGTCTCGAAGAACGTATGGGTACTCCTCACCAAGAACAGGGCGAACGTCCACGTGAATCGTCACAGGCTCGTTCGGAAGCTCGTGGGTCATCATGACGTCGTCGGCGTCCTCTTCGCAACAAAACGTCACACCGTTCGAGCGATGAAACTCCCCATACAAATCCTCAAAGTCCCCAGCATTTCCAGTGTACACGAGAATGTTTCGTTCGGTAGAGATGCCGACGTCCCACTCATCGAATTCGACGATGCTCACGATGTCGTTCATGTCGTGGTCGGTGTCCATCTCGCGGTGTTTCCAAATCTTTCGAAGGATGCGGTCGTCGAACCGTGGAACCTGTTCTTCCCGTTCCATCACGCGATGAAACAGACCGTTGCAATACGCATCGCACAGGAACAGGTTCTTCAGCGAGTTGTGTTCGAACGACATTTAGTAAAAGAATGGTGATATTTTTTAATTGAGTAACTCGGACCAATTCACCAAACGAGCGTCGTCACCACATATCAGGTGCATGTGTTCGCGCGGGTCCACGTCGTCGTAATTAAATCCTAACTCACGTTTCCAATAACCCGTCGTGTCCGGCAAAATCTTTCGAGGAAGCACATCCCCGAACTCGCGACGGAGCTTTCGACGAAGGTACGTCCCGAACCCGTAACCGTGCACGCGCGTTTCGAACCACTCCACAAAGGCCAGGGTTTCGTGCACGCGAACGACGTACGCGTACGCAAGCACGAACGTGCCGTGTCTGACGAGGGATTCGTATTGCTCCGGAGACAGACAGTCTCTCCACGACTCCACAGGTGCCACAGTCTTGAGAACGTAGAGTTGTTCGTAGTACGGGAGAAATTCCGGTCGGTTGTGTTTGATAAAGGCGTAGAAATCACCGTGACGAAAACTTCGGCATTGGCTGATAGAGGTGTTCATAGTCGCAGTGCATCGATGACCAA